CAAATACAGGCGACCGAAGTGCCGCCACAAATACAGGTTCCCGAAGTGTCGCCACAAATACAGGCAACCGAAGCACCGCCACAAATACAGGCGATCAAAGTGTCGCCACTGTGAAAGGGGAAGAATCCATCGCAATAGCAACAGGAATAGCCAGTAAAGCAAAAGGCGTATTAGGCTGCTACATAGTTTTAGCAGAATGGGAGTGGAATGACCATCGTTATAACCTAAAGACGGTTAAAACAGCCAAAGTGGACGGCAAATATATAAAAGAAGACACATTCTATATGCTGGAAGACGGCGAGTTTATTGAGGTGGAACAATGAAAGAGATATTGATAGAAATAGACAGACTGGCAGAAGAGGAAATGGAGAGAGCTAATAAGATACACCCGATGTTCCACAGTGACCATGAAGGGTGGGCGGTTTTGCAAGAGGAAATAGAAGAGGCAGCAGAGTCCACTCAATTGGTTCGCATGGGCAGTAACCGTTTATGGAAGGCTATAAGAGATAACGATGAGGACGCTTCATGCAAGATGGCATATCAGATAAGGGGTTATGCTGGACATGCCGCATTTGAACTAACACAGGTCATAGCCATGTGCAATAAATTTATTAAAAGTCAGGAGGAGAGGAAATGTCAACGGAAATAAAAATGATGAATGGAATAATAAGAGTAGGTACAGGACTGGTAGAAAAAGAACCAATTGAATGCCGAATATACTGTGACAAATATCATGATACATTATCACTTCATGGGCTGGACATGACCATAAGCGTGTCTTTAGGCGAGATTGAAAGCCTTATAGGGAGAGCGAGGAAAAAATGAACGAGACAAGTAGATTGTTAAAAATTATAGAAGAAAATGATATGACATATGGTGAATTTGCTAAAAGAATTGGAGCATCAATTACGTCAGTAAAACGCTGGGTTGGAGAGCGGACGATTCCAACAGGTACAGAGAATGTAAAAAGAATATGCGAAGAGTTCAACATCTCTGCGGATTGGCTAATATTCGGAGTTGGTGATATGCACTGGTAGGGAGGCAAGAAAGATGGATAGAAAAGAGTGTTTAGAAGCTGCAGGAAAGGCAGTGCTGACAGACAGGGAAAATACATATGGAAAGCCAGAGGATAATTTTAAGATGATTGCATATCTATGGGGCGATTATTTAGGTATAGAAATGGCACCTGAAAGCGTTGCACACATGATGATATTGCTAAAAATAGTGAGAATAGCAGGCGGTAAATATAACCCTGATAACTATGTAGACATAGCTGGATATGCAGCATGCGCTGCGGAGATAGGGGGAAAGTATGAATAGCGTTGTGCTGATCGGCCGCCTAACTAAAGACCCTGAAGTTAAATACATAAGCAATAACCAGATGGCGGTGGCTACATTTACAGTGGCTATCGACAGACCGGTGAGATCCGGACAGGAAAAAAAGACGGATTTTCCGAGAGTAACAGTATTCGGCAGACAAGCTGAAAACTGCGAAAGATTCTTGGCTAAGGGAAGATTTGTCGGAGTACAGGGAAGGATTCAGACGGGAAGTTATACCAATAAAGACGGAGCTACAGTCTATACTACGGATGTAGTTGCCGACAGAGTAGAATTTTTAGAGTGGGGCGATAAGGAGCAGGGCGGGAGTAATCCGCCTGCAGAGAGTGTGCCGGAAGGGTTTCAGGCTGTGAGCGCAGATGACATTCCATTTTAGAGGTGAGAAATGAAGTTTATAGACTTTTTCGCAGGCATAGGTGGTTTTAGACTGGGTATGGAAATGACAGGTCATGAATGTGTCGGGCACTGCGAGATAGATAAATTTGCCAATGAGAGCTATGTAGCTATGCACAATGTGAAAGAAGGTGAATGGTATGCAGATGACATTACAAGAGTTAAGCCCGGAGAGCTTCCAGAAGCTGACTGCTACTGCTTCGGCTTTCCATGTCAGGCTTTCAGCATTGCTGGAAACAGACGAGGCTTCGAGGATACAAGAGGAACTCTCTTTTTTGAAGTCATGCGGCTGGCTAAAGAGCGAAAGCCTCGTATACTTTTCGCAGAAAACGTTAAGGGACTCCTCAATCACGAGGGGGGGCGAACATTCGGAATTATCATATCCACAATGGATGAGCTGGGGTACGATGTCGAATGGCAGGTGCTTAACAGCAAAGACTTCGGGGTGCCCCAGAATAGGGAGAGGGTGTTCATTATCGGACATCTTAGAGGAACAGGTTCCCGAAAAGTATTTCCTATCAGAGACGGCAGCAAAGAGGTTGATGACCTACAAAGACAGGAAACTGGAACCATTACAACAAGGACAGGGCAAGCAAGCACAGTCGGAACGTATATTATTGAAAGTAAACAGCATGCACAAGTAAAGCAAATAATTGGAGGAAGCCAAGGAAATAGAGTTTACGACCCGAGTGGAATAAGCGTAACCCTTTCCTCTCAAGGTGGCGGGCAAGGAGCAAAAACAGGATTATACGCAATCCCCAACCCAAAGTCTGACGGGAATTTGGAATACTACATACGTAAATTAACGCCTAAAGAATGTTTTAGGCTGCAGGGGTTTTCTGATGAATATTTTGAAAGAGCAAGAGCTGTAAATAGTGACAGCCAGTTATATAAACAGGCAGGTAACAGCGTAACGGTTAACGTGATATATGAGATAGCAAGGAGGCTAACATGATAGACGAAAAGAAGCTAATAGAAATTTTAAAGGAATGGGCAGACAGCGCGCCACCGTTTGAAAGCGACATCGTAACCGATGTTATTGGTGTTGTTGAAGAACAGACAAAAGTAGGCGAGTGGATGCCATTCACTATGGGGGAAGATGGATTATTAAATTGTAAACTACCAGAAGAAGATGAAGAAATATTGGTAAGTGGAGGCGGTTCAGTGTGGGAAGACACTTTTATGACTGACGGTGAAGACTGTTGGCTTGATGTTTGGGGTGGAGATCTAATAGGTCTTGCATGGATGCCGAAACCCGAGCCATGGGAAGGAGAAGAAGAATGACAAATAGAGAAAAATATAAAGAAGAAATATTAGATTTATTACGTACAAATAATTGTGCAAAGTTAGAGACGTTTTACAACACTTATGTGGCGACACAATATAGTATATCTGACTATGATGGGATTTCTTGGTTCGAAATTATATTTGCCATAACCTTGTGGTTAGGAGAAGAATATGAAGAGCCAAAAGTTGATTGGAGCAAAGTGGAGATAGATACGCCTGTTCTTGTTAAACAGAGTAGGGATAATGACTGGGCTAAACGCTATTTTGCTAAGTATGAAAATGGAAAAATATTTACATGGGGATATGGAACGACATCTTGGTCATGCGACCGTGAGGGTATAACAGAGTGGAACTACGCAAAACTGGCAAAGGAGAAATGATATGGATGGAATTAAATGTTTAGAGAGTTTTAACAAGATGTGTGATTCCTATGAAAGTTGTGAGGATTGTGAATTGAATGCAATACGTACCTCCTTTACGAGTTGTAGGGAACTTTTAACAGACAATCCTAAAGAAATAGTACCAATAATAGAAAGATGGAGTAAGGGTCTTCCCAAAAAGACAAGGCAAGATGAGCTTTTAGAGCATTATCCTAATGCTCTAAAAGGTATCAAAGTAATTTCGGTGTGTCCCAGAAATTTAGGATTAATAGATCGTTGTCCAAGTTCAAATTGCGATAAATGTCAAGAAGACTACTGGCTTGCGGAGGTGGAAGCGTGAGATTAATAGATGCTGATGATTTAAAAAAATACATAGAGAAATTACAAAATGAAACACGAGATATGAAAGAGATGGTTCGTTTTGATGGTATACTTGCGATTTTAGATAGCCAGCCTACTGCAAATCCAATGCGTGGAGAGTGGAACGAATCTAACAAAGAGTCTTTAAAAATATATAAGTGCTCGTGTTGCGGATATTGGGTTACGATTTTTATTGGAACGCCTGAAGAAAATGGTTACAATTATTGTCCCGGCTGTGGCGCAAAGATGGAGGATGAAAATGACTGAATTAAAACCATGTCCGTTTTGTGGTAACGAAGCAGAAATTCATAGCTGGTACATAAAAGGTGTAGCGAATAGACTACACTACCGGGCAAGATGTAAGTCGTGTGGTTGCGAATGCAGAAATAATTTAGGTTACCGAACTGCCAAAAAAGCGACAGAAATATGGAATAGACGAAAGCTCATAGACAAGATTGTGGAGCAGTTGGAAAACCTCGAAAAGCGTAACAGAGAGCTTGAGGACGCTATTGAGCGTGATGGAAATGAGATAGTTGAGCTGGCAAATGAGAACAGAAGACTTAGGATGACTCTCGAAATAGTGAAAGGCGGTAGAGGTGGATGAACAGAGTAAAAACGAAGCCAAAGAAGCGCAAAATTACGCTTGGAGATACAGAGCTAAACAAGCTTAAGCGAGATATTACCAAAACAGCAACCGACAAAGCCTGCCTGATAGTCCTTGCCGCAATGGTGGACGAGCTGCATGTAGACGATACCCAATTATGTAGCGTAATGGAAAGAACCGATAGATATGCTGGATACATAGACAACCACAAGGCAAAAATGGAAGATATACGAAAGACAATACAGTCAGGTACAGGAATAAGATTGGAAGGGTGGTAAGATGGAAAAATTTATCGAGTTTAACGTTATAAAATTCCTTAAAGAAGCTAAAGGCTGGGGAAAAGAAAAAAAACGACTACAGGAGAAACTGGACAATATAACCGAAATAAAAGGTATCGATAACAGCCCTATCAGATCAGGTAAATTGCATGATAGCGTATCTGACGTAGCTGCAGAAAGAGAACAGATACAGAAACAGATACAAAGACTTGATACATATATAGATGTTCTGGAATACATACGAAAAAAACTTACTATAGATGAAAATGAAATTTTAGATGTTTTCTTTTTCAAGCATGGGTGCATGCAAAAAAATATAAGGATATATGCCAAGAAACACGCCATAAGAGAAAGAGGTGTTTATGAGCTTAGACGCAAAACAATAGATTTAATACAAAAAATAATTACTGAAAAATTTTTATAAATTCCGCAAATTGCGGGGGAAAACATGTGTTATTATGATATCGTGATGAGAAACACAAGGCAAACAGATCATCTCCTTTCAGAAAGCCCTTGGGAAACTGAGGGTTTTTATATTTGGCGGGTTAGTGTAGTGGTAACACTCCGGTCTCCTTAGCCGGCACAGGCAGTTCGATTCTGTCACCCGCACCCAATATCCTCGCAGTGCGAGGCGGTGAAGGTACATCGTAAGCCCTAAATGTATGTACAGCATTTAGGGCATTATCATTTAATAGGGAGGAATTATGAAAACTATTGAATTAAAAGAATTGGACATATGTGAAAATTGTCTACATAGAGACCTTCGTGTAGTAAATGGTGGAGAAACTTATTTGATGAACAATATTCCTTATTATAGTTATTGCGAGCCTCATGTTGAATGTAAACATTATTATATTTGTAACGAGATAAATAATAGAGCGAGAAAAATAATAGTAGACAAGATAAATTCTAACGATGACAGGGAAGAGAATGCTTAAGTCATGCCATTACTGTGGCAGAATACATGACAGCAAATATATCTGCGAGCAGAAATATGTTGCTTTGAAAAAGAGGCAAAAGAAAAAAGACAGTCGGATAACACAGTTTAGAGGTTCGGTAGATTGGAAAAGCAAGCGAGAAGAAATCAGGAGAAGAGACAGGCAGGTATGTCAAGTATGTATAAGAGGATTATATAAGCCCCTAAGGAAGTATGAGACGGAGGGGCTATCTGTACACCACATAAAGCCTATAGCAAGCTATTGGGATAATAGATTGGATAATGAATATCTCATAACTCTGTGTGAAAAACACCACGAGATGGCGGAAGCTGGAGAAATACCAGAAGAGGAACTTATCAGAATAGTAAAGGAGCAGGAAGATGAATACAAGCGACATTGATGTAGTAAAGGCTATAAGAGAGGTAGCAAGCATGATTAAGCATATATCTGACTTAGTCGAAGAACAAGCGGATGCTATGGAAAGAGGCGATGAAGTACCAAAAGATGAAGTGAAGGCAATGTTAAAGAAAGAAATGAGCAACTTTACCACAAGAATCAAAGAAATGAAAAAGCAGATAAAGCGAGAGAAGAGAAAAACACAAGGGAAAAGGCTATCCCCCCGGGGATAACGGCATGAATAATGCGAACATCTGTTCCACCGACGCCCCCTATATATACATAGGGAATCTTAAAAATAAATACATAAAAAAGAACATGAGTTCAAACGAAAGGAGGAACATAAAGGGCAAGGCCAGCAAAGAGTGTAAAAGCCAAAACAGGTACAATAACAAAAGCGGAAGAGGCGGCGAGAGAGAAAGCAGAGGAGAGACTTAAGGGTAAAGCCGACAAACTGATTCCCCCAAAATATCTGACAGAAGAGCAGAGGCAAGTATTTTTTTATATATTAGAAAACCTTGACGAGTCTAAAATGCTTGGGAATTTAGACCAGTTCATATTGGCACGTGCAAGCGTTACTATTTGTCAGTTGCAAAATTTCGATAAAGAAGCAAACTCTGACCCTACGCTTTTGCTTGACACGAAGTTTAGAATGGCAAAGGATGCTGCGACAAAGGATTTTTTTAGGTGCTGTAATGAGCTTTGCTTATCTCCGCAGAGCAGAGCGAAGATATCGATTTCCGCGGTAAAGGCGGAGCCGGAGAAAAAAAGCCTTATGGATATATTAAATGAAGAGGACGACGATTAAACATCCGGCGATAGTGTATGCGGAGAATGTTGCTGATGGGAAAGTGAGAGCGCCTAAATATGTTGTTCTGCAATGTAAATATTTCCTGGAGACAGCAAAGGGTGAACATGAAAAATACTGCATTAATGAGAAATTACTTAAAAAAATATATAAGATATTAAAAGTTTTGAAGATGGCAAAAGGCCCATGTGCAGGACAAAGTATATACAAATCACTCGTCGGCTATCAATGGTTATTGATAACAGCTGTTATATGTACAGTAAGGCGTGATGATATGAGAAAACGCCGGTACGAAACAGCTCTTTTAGAGATATGCAGAAAGAACGGTAAAACATTTACTGTAGCTGTTCTTTTTATTTTACTATTTTACCTTGAACCAGCATATTCAAGATTTTTTTCTGTAGCACCAGACGGGGCACTCGCAAGAGAAATTAAAGAGGCCATAGAACCACTTATATCTGCAAACATTGAAGTATTTGAAAATGAAGAGTTTAAGGTGTTGCGAGATTACATCCTGCACAAACCTACAAAGACAAAATATACGCCTCTGAATTATTCGACCAATAGGCTTGACGGCAAAGAACCATCAGTTTTTATCGCTGATGAAATCGGAGCATTACCAAGTTCATACGCAATAGAGGCAATGAGGTCAGGGCAGATTCTTGTAAAAAATAAACTGGGGTTTGTAATATCGACTAAATATCCGACTGCAAACAATCCACTTGAAGATGAAGTTGAAGATGCGAAACAAATACTTGATGGATTGGTTGAAGATGATACAGTGTTCGCTCTTTTGTATGAACCGGACAATCCAAAAGATTGGACTACAAACGATGATGTTCTTCGTGATGGAAATCCATTAGCTATTGAAATTGAAAGCGTATGGAACGACTTACTTAAAAAACGTGAAAAGGCAATTCGTAGAGAGAGCTTACGGGAAAATTTTTTAACAAAGCATTGCAATATTATTTATCAGGGTGCAGGCACAGAGAGTTATGTTTCAGTTGATGATGTGCGAGCTTGTAAGATGGATAAAATCAACTGGACAGGTAAGCAAGTATATATCGGTGTGGACCTTTCTATGTCGAATGATAACTGTGCCATTGCTATGAGTGCGGAAGAAGATGGGGAAATTTTTTCAGAAGTGATCGCTTTCATACCAGAAGGAAGAATTGATGAAAAGAATGAGTTTGAAAAAATAGATTATAGACAGTTTATAGCGGCAATGAAGTGTATTGCGTGCGGTGATATGACAGTTGATTATGGAGTTATAGAAGATTTTGTTTTCAACATAGAAGAAAAATATGGCGTGACAATAATGTCTATAGGTTATGACCGTTATAATGCTTTATCATCAGCGCAGAAGTGGGACGAGAAGTACACTACAGTACAAATAAGACAGCATAGCGATACGCTACACCCACCAACAAAACTTCTATATGAGTTCATAATGAATAAAAAATGGCACTATGAAGAAAACAAGTTGCTTGAAATTAATTTTGAAAATGCAAAATGTACTTTTGATACAAATATGAACCGTTATGTAAATAAAAAGAAGTCAAACGGCAAAGTAGATATGGTTGTAGCATTGATAAACAGCATTTATCTTTTACAGCAAGATGTTCTGTTATATGATGGGGATTTTGTCGTACAAACAGCATAAAAATGTGTATAAAATATACATAAAACTATTGACTAATGTGTGTTGAATGTGTATAATTATAACATAAGGAGGACGCACTGATGAAGCAAAAAGAGTTGATTAAGAAGCTAAAAAGTATCGGGTTTGATTTTTATAGGCACGGAGGAAGTCACGACATATATCGCAGAGGAAAAGATTCGGAAACGATACCAAGGCATAAAGAAATCAACGAAAGACTGGCAAGAGAGATCCTGAAAAAGTGGGGCTTATAGCCCCACAAAAGGTTAATAATAAATTAGGAGGTCAATAGGTATGAAAAAGGTTTATCCAGTTATTTTTACACATGTTAACACTAATATACTGATAGAGGTTCCAGACCTAAAAATACTGACAGAGGCAAATGAAGAGGGGAAAGAAAAAGCATCGTTTGCGGAAGCTATTACAGTGGCGAGAGATGCAATCGGACTTTGGTGCATTTCAGCTGAAGACAATGGAGAAGAAATTGCAGGGGCTTCATCGATAAGCGATATAGATATCAGCAAGGGGGTATTTACGGAAGAAGGCGAAAGCATTGTTTCTCTTGTAGATGTGGATTTAGCAGAATATCGCAGAAAGGTGGACAATAAAACTGTAAGAAGAAACGTAACATTGCCGAATTGGTTAAATCAAGAGGCAGAAGCCGCAAACTTAAATGTTTCAAGAGTATTACAAGAAGCCTTAATGCAGAAATTAGATGTACGAAGATAACACCAAAGGACGCTTCAAAACGGAGCGTCTTTTATAATACAAAATAAAAAAAGCTTTAAAAGGACGAGCAAGTGCTACGTCCTATTTTAATATTTAAAACTCAACAGAAAGGATTAGTATTATGTTAGTAGAAGTAAAAAAGATTAACAAAACAGAAGTTACAGTCGTAAGCAGTTTAGATGTGGCGGAGGTATTTACTTACTTCGATGAGGAAAGTAATCGTGAGTATGTAAGAGAGCATAAAGCTATACTGAGAGCAATTAGAGAATTAAAATGTAGCGAAGAGTTTCGCAGTGAACATTTTTCACCGTCAAATTACATGGATTCCCGAGGGAAAAAACAGCCTTGCGTACTAATGGATAAAGATGGATTTTCTTTATTAGTTATGGGATTTGAAGACCCTAAAGCTATAAAATTCAAAGAAGCCTATATTAAGCAGTTTAACGCGATGGAAAAAGTGCTGCAAGGCAAACGCATAGAACGAGAAAAAGGAATAGCGGTAAGGCAATCGCTTACAAAGGCCTTGCAACAATCGACAGAGAATGAACGAATGCACGGACACGCCTATTCGAATTACACTAATTGTATATACAAGATTTTGTTTGGAAAGAATGCGAAGCAGTTAAGAGAAGAATACGGAATAAGTGAAAAGGATAACTTGCGGGACTATTTATCTGCTGAGGAATTGAGAGCGATACAGTCTATGGAATGCCTTGTGAGCGGCCTTGTGGATTGCGGCTGGGGATATGAGCAGATAAAGGACTTTATCCAGAAAAACAATACGGCTTTACAAATCGCTGCTTAAAAAACAGGAAAAAATTTCATAAAACCTCTTGATTTTTGTACGTACATAATATATAATATAATTACAGTTAAGGAAGAACTTAACGAGTAAGGCAGGCAAGAAGCCGGAAAGGAGAACAGAATGGACGAAGAAATGAATGTAGGCGAGTTACTTAAAGAAACGGCAGAAGAAAATCAAACAAGAAAGATTTTAGAAATCCTTGGAGAGTGTAAAGACCTTGAGGAAGCTAAAGAAAAAGTAAAAGCCCTGCTTAAATAAGCAAGGCTACAGTTAAAAAATACAGGCGGTACTTGCCACCGCCTGTACCCAAGTAAAATATATCATACTTAGGCGATAAAGGCAAGAATCAAGAGGTGATTGAAAGTAGAAAAAAAGAAAATGGGCAGACCATACAAGAACGAGGTAAAAAAAACAGGGCGGTTTGAAATGAGAACAACTCCAAAAGAGGACGAAATGCTGAAGTTTTGTTGTGAAAAAACAGGGAAAAGCCGTGCTGATATTATTAGATTAGGTCTGCAAAAGATTTATGAAGAATTAAAAAAATAACAGTTACGCCCCGACCAAAGTTTGTAACTGTTATTATCCCGAGAAGTTTCCTTCTGCAAATACATTATAATGCAGAATGAGACTTCTTTCAAGAACAAAAATGAAAGGAGTTTTTATATTATGAAAAAATACACAAAAGAACATACAGTGATGAATTATTACGATATATATGCGGGACTATCTGAGATAGAATCGACTTTATACATTATTTTGGAAAGTTTGGAAAGCGAAGTGTCGGGAACAAAGGCGATACTTAAAAATAACGGTAAGGAGGGTTTATTGTCAAACATTGAAAACATAATACCCGCATTACGCTTAGTAGGAAATAATATATACGATTTGGTTCATGAGTGTGAAATGTCGGACAGATTAGAGGTGTAGAGATGAATAATATACAGATTTTTAAAAATAAACAGTTTGGAGAAGTTAGAGTTATAGAACAAAATGGCGAACCGTGGTTTGTGGGAAAAGATGTAGCTGAGATACTTGGTTATAGCGATACTAATAAGGCGGTAGCTATGCACGTAGATGATGAGGATAAAAAACTGAACGACAAATCGTCATCGAGTTTTGGGCAAAGAGGTGCACATTTAATAAACGAATCAGGCTTATACAGTCTCATACTCTCCAGTAAATTACCACAGGCAAAACAGTTTAAACGCTGGGTAACAAGCGAAGTGCTTCCGTCAATAAGAAAACACGGTGGGTATATAAACGGTCAGGAAAGTATGACAGATGAAGAATTACTATCAAAAGCCCTTATAATGGCGCAGAGTAAGATAGAAGAAAAAACACGGCAAATAGAGCGTATGAAACCAAAAGAAATCTTTGCCGACGCTGTAACGGCTTCTCATAACTCTATATTAGTTGGAGAGCTTGCAAAGGTATTGCGCCAGAACGGCATAGAAATAGGACAGAATAGACTTTTTGAATGGCTTAGAGGAAATGGTTATTTAATCAAAAGAAAGGGTTTAGATTGGAATATGCCAACTCAAATGGCTATGGAACTTGGATTATTTGAAATAAAGGAAACCGTCATAACGCACGCAGACGGTCACACATCGGTTAATAAAACAGTAAAAGTGACCGGTAAGGGACAGCAATATTTTATCAACAAGTTTTTAGGAGTGGCATAACCGCTCCTATTTTGAATAAGCAGTAAAGGAGGAAATAGCTAAGGGGATTATTCAGAAAGAAAAGAGCAGAGCCTGAGCAGATTGTAGATGAAAAATCTGTTTCCGATCCGTTGCTTCGGGCATGGTTTTCACCGGAAAATATTACAAGAGAAAAAGCTATGCAAATACCGGCACTCGCCGGGGCAATTGATGAAATTGCTCGGACTGTCGCCAATATACCTATAAAACTCTACAGAAAAGAAGGAAAAAGAGTTGAGGAAATAAAGGGCGACAGGCGAGTTTTTTTATTAAATGAGGAAACTGGCGATACTTTGGACGCTAACCAGATGAAACAGGCAGTTGTAAGGGATTACTATCTCGGACGAGGTGGTTTTGTTTATGTAGATTGGGCAGAAACAGAAGTTGAATCATTAAGATATGTTTTTAGTGAGTATGTGTCTATTGCCCCAAACGCCGATGTTATTTTTAAAGATTATGCGATATTAGTACAGGGGAGAACATTTTTCCCTGAACAATTCGTGCGAGTTTTAAGAAATAGTATTGATGGAATGTACGGAAATAGCATAGTTGAACAAAATAAGCAGCTTCTTAGCGTAGTATACAACTCACTTCTTTATGAGGAGGGTCTTGTAAAGACCGGAGGGAATAAAAAAGGTTTTGTAAAATCAGTAAAAAGATTAGGTCAGGGAGCTATCGACGAACTAAAAGCTGCGTGGAAAAAACTATATCAGAACAACACGGAGAATGTTGTTATTCTCAATGAGGGGTTAGAGTTTCAAGAAGCCTCTAACACATCAGTTGAAATGCAGCTCAATGAGAACAAAAAGACCAACGGAGAAGAGCTTAGGCGGATTCTCGGTGTACCTGACGATATAAACACAGAGCAGGGCGATAAAGCGTTTATAAAGTATTGTATAAACACCTTTATGGGTGAGTTTATGACGGCGTTAAATCGTGCCTTGCTTCTTGAAGATGAAAAAGGGGTATATTACTTTGCTCCTGATATGTACGAATTGACAAAAGGTGATGAAGATAAGCGATATAATGCATATAAAACGGCAGCGGAAACGGGTTGGTTACAGATTGATGAAATCAGAGAGAAAGAAAACATGGAGCCGCTGGGTATTGATATGGTTAAACTGGGACTGCAAGATGTCTTGTATGACCCCAAGAATAAACAAGTATACATTCCAAACACAAACAAAATTGTAGACCTTGGGAAAGGAGGTGTAAGCGAAGGGCAAGAATTGAACTCAGAGCCGAAAATGGAAAAGAATCTGTCATCATTGACGGATATGTCAACGTAACAGGCAGAGATTCAAGACCAATACCAGACGGAAAAGGTGGATACTTCATTGAAAGAATAAACCGAGGAGCGTTTGGCAAGGCATTAGAAAAAGCTGAAGAGGTTAGAGCGTTGCTAAACCATAACTGGGGGCGTGAAATTGGCAAGACGGGAGCAAATTTAACGTTAAAAGAAGATGTCATAGGTTTAAGGGCGCATGCTGAATTTACTGATTCGGAGGTTGTCAATGATGCAAAAGCAGGAAAGTTGCGAGGTTGGTCATTTGGCATGCGTAATGTTACTGAAACAAGAGCAGAAAGTGAAAACGGTATACCAGTTAGGAACGTTACGGGATTCACTTTAGATGAGGTGTCGCTCATAAATGACAAAATGAAACCATGGTATGAGTCCACTACAGTGGAAACAAGAGCGGGCGAAGACGGGGAAGTTACTGTCGAGCTTCGTGCGGAAGAATTTGAAGCCGAATACATCGGTTTTGAAGATAAAAAAGAACCTGAAAAGGCAGATAACAGTAAGTTAAAGGAAATGATAAAAAAATATGGAGGAAACATCTAAGGAAAAAGAATAATATTAAAGCATTACAGGAAACAAGAGCTGAAAAAGTCAAAGAGCTTGAAATGCTCTACGCAAAACTTGAAGCGGAGCAGAGAGCAGTAGAGGAGGAAGAAGAAAGACAGATTGCTGCTATATCTGATGAGATTGATAATATTGACAAGACTATTGATATTCTTGAAAATATGAAAAAAAGACTTGCTGAAACCAACAAAGGCAAAGAAAAAGTCATTGAAGATGTAAGAGATGGTGACGGTGTAGGAGAGCAGAGAGCAGAACAGGAAAAGACTGACGAAAAAGCATTTGCGAACTACCTCAGAGGGGTTGTAAGCGAAGAAAGAGCAGAGAATCTAACTTTCGGTGATAATGGGGCGGTTGTTCCTACTACAATTGCTAACAGGATAATTAAAAAAGTATATGATATTTCACCGATACTGGAAAAGGCTACAAAATATAATGTTAAAGGTACGCTTGAAATTCCATACTATCCAGAATCTGACGCAACAGATATTACAATGGCATATGCGACAGAATTTGTAGAGCTTGAAAGCTCTGCTGGTAAATTTACAAATATTTCACTTACTGGGTATTTGGCAGGCGCACTTACATTAGTATCAAGAAGCCTTATCAACAACTCACAATTTGACATCGTTGGATTTGTTGTAGACCATATGGCGTATAACATTCACAGATGGATTGAGAATGAGTTACTGAACGGCACTGCATCTAAAATAGCCGGTCTTTCCGGTGTAACGCAGGAAGTAACAGCAGCAGCCGCAACGGCAATTACGGCAGACGAACTTATAAGACTGCAAGATACCGTAAAAGATGCATTTCAGGGACCGGCAATATGGATAATGTCTCCGGCAACGAGAACGGCTTTAAGGTTGCTGAAGGATGATGTGGGAAGATATCTCCTGCAGGACGATATCACAGCACCGTTTGGAAAGGTACTTCTCGGAAAACCTGTATATGTCTCTGATAATATGCCGGATATGGCGGCAGGAAAGACAGCTATCTATTACGGTGATATGTCTGGTCTTGCCGTTAAAATGACAGAAGAAATGGAAATACAGGTATTGAGAGAAAAGTACGCAACCCAGCATGCGGATGGCGTTGTCGCATGGGTAGAAATGGATGCAAAAGTAGAAAACGCACAGAAAATAGCTAAGCTGGAAATGGCAGCGTCTTAAGGAGGTAGTCCATGACTATAAGTGAAGCAATTAAAAATCTGATAGTTGCTATTAAGGGTAGCGGCAATGCCGAAGATATAGACGAGCAGACAATTGCACAGGTCATAAACTATATGGCTGAAAATTGGTCTGCTATTTCTGCGGGGATAGGTGGCGGAGGTTATGAGCTTCCTGCTGCCACCACCGCGGAACTTGGCGGTGTTAAGCAGGTTGCTACTGTGAGTACAGTTTCTGCTGCAGACGCAAGTACGGCTATTGCCGCAGAATATACACAGGCAGAGGTTCAGGCAATCGCTACTTTGGCAAACGCCAATAAAACAGCTATAAATGCTATAATTGCGAACTTAAAAGTAGCGGGAGTGATGGCATGATGAAATATGAGGCACAAATAACATTCGCAGGACAAGTCGCTATGAGAAAAGGAGAAGTAAGGGAGCTTGACCGCTCCGTTGCTTCTCCACTTGTCAAATGCGGATATCTAAAAGAAAAAAGGGCGGTGAGGCCAAAGGAAAATAAGCGAAATAACGCCAGAAGTGATATATAACCATATACGTGAAATAGAGGAAAATCTTGAAGCAGAAGACAAAGTGTTAATTGAAGCTATGAAAGTGGCTGCGGTGAACTATTGTATAGGTTATACAGGTTTGAATGCTGACGAGTTGGACGAACACGAAGACATTACCATAGCAGTTTTAACGTTAATTTCTGATATGTGGGATAATCGTTCCATGACTATAGACCGTTCAAATACAAATCGTGTAATTGACACTATACTTGGAATGTACTGCGTTAATCTCGTTCCGACACCACCGGAAAATGAGAGGGTGTCATGATGGATTCAGGCGCATACAGAGGTTTGGTGACATTTCAGAAATATGTCGAAGGTTTCGACGAAATAGGCAATCCGTCACATGACTGGCAGGACTATAAAAATGCTTATGCTTACGTGAACGGTCTTTCGGGGCGTGAATATTGGGAGGCTGCCGTGGTTCATGGTGAAAATACGGTCGAGTTCATTTTTAGGTGGAAACCATTCTTTGATCTCATGAATACAAAACAGTACCGTATTGTTTTTAATGGTGGGATATACAATATCAATTTAATTGACAATATTCAATTTCGTAACAAAACAGTAAAAATAAAGGCGGTAACCAAAGATGGCACAGAAGGTTAGTATTAACAATTTTGCAGATGCAGTGATGGATGCATTGGAGGAATACGTTGAAATGACAACGGAAGACTTTGAAGAAATTGCCCGAGAAGTTGCAAAAGAAGGTTCTAAAAAACTAAAACAGACGTCTCCTGACGGAGCTGGAAGTGGTGGCAAGAAGGGGCATTATTCTGCAGGTTGGGGAGTCAAGTACGAAAGGCGCGGAGCAAATAAGTTCACATTCTATATATATAATAGAAAAAAACCGGGGCTTACTCATTTGCTGGAAAAAGGCCATCAGTTATGGCAAGGTGGAAGAGCAAGGGCATTTCCACATATAAAGCCTGTAGAAGAATGGTGCAATAAGGAGTTTGAACGTAGAGTAAAAGCGAGGTTAGGAAAATGACATCACGAGAAATATATGAAGGTCTCAAAAGTCTTGGCTTTCCTGTTGCATACAGTCATTTTGCCGAAGGAAATGTCCCCAAAACACCATTTATAACATATCATTTCCCGGGTACAGACAACTTTTCGGCTGATGGAATAGTATATCAGGAAATAAATGAATTAGATATTGAATTATATTCAAACAAAAAAGACCTTGAAGCAGAAAATGCCATAGCAGACTGGTTAATGTCAAAAGGGTTATTTTATGAAAAACAAGAGTATTACATCGAATCCGAGAAATGGATTCAAGTTATTTATGAAGTTTCATTATTAGGAGGTAAATAAGGGCTGGAAATAAAGTAAAATTTAACATTAAAAACGTACATTATGCAGTTAAAAGTGCGGAAGGTACATATGAAACACCTGTAGCGTTGCCGGGTGCGGTATCAATATCGCTGGAACAGCAAGGCGAACTGTCAAAGTTCTACGCAGATGGGATTGTGTATTATACATCAAGTTCTAATGGTGGATATGAAGGCGATTTGGAAATTGCACTCATAACAGACGAATTTAGAGAAGCGGTATTGGGCGAAGCACAAGACACAAATAAGGTTCTCTTTGAAAATACAAATACACCTACAGTAGAATTTGCATTAGGGTTTGACATAGACGGAGATATAGGGACCACAAAGTTTTGGTTTTTCAACTGTACCGCAACACGACCATCCGTCGATGCGCAAACAAATGAAGACACAATAGAGCCACAAACGGATACTCTTACGGTGTCATGTGCGCCTACATCGGATGGAAGCGTGCGAGCAAAAACAACAGCTACAACCGAAGAGGCTGTGTTAACAGGATGGTATACAAAAGTTTATGAAAAAGATCAATCAGCAGGAGCGTAAAAATGGAAAAAACAATTAATGTTGATGGCAAAGAATGTAAATTTAAAAGTACAGCAGCAATCCCAAGAATGTATCGTATGAAATTTGGAAGGGATATATTTGTGGATTTAGGAAAACTTGAGAAAAAAATAAAAAATAAAGATGAACCATTTGCTATAGATTCACTTGAGATTTTTGAAGATATAGCCTACATAATGCACAAACATGGTGATCCATCACAACCTGATAATATAGACACGTGGCTCGATCAATTTGAAACGTTTGATATCTATAAAGTATTGCCAGAAATAATATCTCTCTGGAAGATTAATAATGATGGTATGTCTACTGCAAAAAAAAAGGCAGGTGCATAGACAGGCAATTAAATACCGCACTTTTCATGCTTAGATGTGTTCAGTGCGGTATTTCTGTCTCTGATTTGGATTTACTTAGCATAGGGATGGTAAACGATATGTTTATTGAAATGAAAAACGACGAGTACAAGTATCCGTTAATTGCTACACAAGCAGATATAGACAACTGATAAGGAGGGGTAAAAGGGCGAGTAGAATAAAAGGAATAGCTATTCCTTTAGATGGTGATGCTACAGGTCTTGAAAATGCCTTAAAGGATGTAAATAAAATCCTAAACTCTACGCAACGACAATTAAAAGACGTTGATAGACTGCTCAAGCTTGATCCATCTAACACTGAACTTCTTGAACAAAAACAACGGTTATTGGCTCAGGCTATAGAAGGAACTGAGGATAAACTAAAAACATTAAAAAAGGCAAGTGAACAGGCGGCAGCTTCCGTTAAGAATTATGATGCATGGAAAAAGGCTTATACACCTATTCAAAATGAAATTGACGAGACAAGAAAAAAAGTAACCGAGTTGAAGTCAAAAATGTCCGAAATGAAGGATATGGGCGAAATTGACACCCAAGAGTATAAAGAATTGCAAGCGGAGCTTTCCTCTTCTACGAAAAAATTAAAGGAACTGAGGCAAGCAGCAAAAGAGGTTGATAATGAGTTTGGGAAACCTATCAGTCCAGAAAAATACGATGCTCTTCAAAGGGAAGTAATTTCTACAGAAATAGAATTTAAATCACTTAAAAACGAAGCAAAGAAAACAGCAGATTCTATGAAATCATCTGCAAGTGAGATTGCGACATCTTTTGACAAGGCTGGCGACTCAGTAGAATCTCTTGGAAGCAAGCTGGATGCTGGAAATCTTATGGAGGCAACAGATCAGTTGTCTGCAGTAGGTGGCGCATTAAAAGACTTTGGAGCAGCAGCTATTGAAGCAGGGAGCGAGTGGAGCAATTCGCAAGCAGATATTCAGGCTAATCTTGGGCTAACAGCACAGGAAGCAGAGGAGTTAAAAAATACTGCACAAGATGTTTTTGAAAATGGCATAGCGGATAGCGTAGATACAGCAGCTGAAGCCGTTATTTTATGTAAACAAAATTTTGGCGACCTCAATAATGCTGATTTAACAAAATTAACAAATCAGTTGGTCGGAATTTCTGAAAGAACCGGCACAGATTTACAAGAGAATGTCAGAGGTGCTTCTCAACTTATGGGAGCGTTTGGAATTGATGGGCAACAGGCACTTGATTTAATTGCCGCAGGGTATCAGGCGAATTTAAATTCTTCTGGTGATTTCATGGATACGCTAAATGAATATTCGCCGTTATTTGAAGAGGCAGGATTCAGTGCAGAACAAATGCTGTCTGTTTTGTCCGCCGGTATGGAAGGCGGCGCATTAAACACAGACAAAGTTGCTGATGCGGTAAAAGAATTACAGATTCGAATGGGTGATGGGACATTCGAAGAGAATATTGGTAAATTTTCACAAAACACAAAAAATTTATTCCAAGATTGGAAAAATGGAGAAGCTACAGTAGCTGAGGTGTCTGCAAGCATAGGAGAAGATTTAAAACAAATGACACCAACAGAACAACAGGAAGCACTCTCTGCTTTATCTTCACAGTTTGAAGATTTGGGGGTAGATGCGTCTGTTGCGCTATTGTCTGCATCTGATAGTTTTAGCGATGCGACGGGGAAAGCAAAAGAATTTTCAGAAGCATCACCGGGTGAAGAATGGCAGGGATCATTAAATAGCATAAAAGATTCCCTCGCTGATGTTGGAACAAAAATAATGGAAACATTACAGCCGGTTATTGATGTAATTTCTAAATTAGCTGATTGGTTTTCAAAACTTCCGGGTCCAATTCAAACATTTATTGTTATTTTTGGTGGGTTGGTGATAGTTTTTACAACCCTTGCGCCTGTAGTAATGGCGGCAGCAACGGCTTTTGGCGCGCTCAATATATCATTGTTACCCATTATAGCGATAATCGCATTGATAGCGGCAGCTATAGTGGCTGTCATTGCAATAATACAAAACTGGGGTGCTATTACTGAATGGCTTGCGGGAATATGGGATGCAATAAAAGCTAAAGCATCTGAAATATGGGACGCAATAAAAAATAAAATATCAGAAGTGTGGGAATCGATAAAAACTGCAGTAACAGAAAAAGTGAATGCAGTAAAAGAGACTGTCACAAACATCTGGAATACTATAAAAAGTACAATAAGTAATGTAGTAACGTCAATTAAAGACAAGGCGATTAACAGCTTTGTTGCAGTAAAGGATGGGATAAAAAATGCTTTGTCAAAGGTTACATCTGTTGTGAAAAATGGATTTCAAGGTGCGATAGACTTTATTACCAGCTTGCCAAAAAAAGCATTAGAATGGGGAAAAGATTTTATACAAGGATTGATTAATGGAATAAAAAATAAGATAGGAAAGTTGGTAGACACTGTAAAAGGTATAGGTAAAAAAATCGCTTCTTTCCTTCATTTTTCAAGACCTGATGAGGGTCCTTTAAGAGAGTATGAAAAGTGGATGCCTGATTTTATGGAAGGCCTTGCTAAAGGAATATATAATAATGAACAAATTGTATCAAATGCTGCCAAGAGTGTAGCACAGGGAATAGCTGGGAATATGACACCATACATTTCAGAGGTCCCACAAGGATTTGATTATAATCAAATGTATCAAGCTATGAAAGCGGCGAGTAAAGAAACACAATTTGCTATCTACTTAGACAGTAGACAACTTGGACGAGGCTTACAGGGTATGGGGGTGCAGTTCAAGTGAAACAACTAAAATATGTAAATGGTCAAGGGAAAGAAATAGATTTTCGACAGTATGAAACGCAGATATATCAGGGTAACTTCCATACGTATAATTGGACATATAATACCATAGAGCAACAGTACGGTGTTGTTATTTCCCGGTTCACAAAACCAGCAATTGAGTACGAAATGGTTGTTGCGATTAGAGGTACGCAAAACCAAAAGGAAATATCGCTTGACGATATTACAGATATAATTGAAATAGATATCATAAATGGCGTTCAGGGTAAGCTGTATTGGGGCGATCATTACATTTTGTGTAATATCGTGTCCAGTAACACGATGCCCAGTGAGACGTTCAATGGGGCAGAAAAGACATTGGGAATATTGGCACCATATCCATTCTGGATAAAAGAAGAAAGCAAAACATTTATGCCGCAGGATGGAACATCTGTAAGCGGTGATTATCTGGACTATCCATATGATTATGCATACGACTATACCGGGGAAGTTAAAGGATCGGCGAAGTGGTTAATAGATCATTTTGGTTCGTCACAGTTTAACATTAAAATTTTTGGATATGTGAACACGCCCAAAATAACCATAAACGGCCATTTGTATCAAGTGAACGTAACCATAAATGATGGAGATTGCTTGGAAATAGACAGCAGAGACAACAGTATAATCCTGCATAGGGATGGGGGAATAAAAGAGAACATGTACTATATGAGATATCTGCCGTCCAATGTGTTTGAACCGATACCATCGGGGCTGTTGGAAATAGAAACATCGGGTACATTTCTATATAACATAACGCTATTCTTGGAAAGGAGTGAGCCAAGATGGAGCTGATACTGGCGAATAAAGACAGATTTGACGCCATCAGGCTGGATGAAAGCGCGACGATAGACGTGGAAATCGGCGGACAAAACGACTTAGAATTAAAGATATATCGAAGTGAATACAGCGAAATCATTAACGCTATACATTTAAACGGGGCATCTGCGCAGATGTCTATTGCCGGCGATATGTATAATGCATCTGTTGTTTATTCGCCCGGCACGGAATACGGTGGATTTTTGGGCGAAATAAATACAGATACAACGTTAGATACCATAACATTTAAGGGATATACGTTTAGAGGGTATTTGACGAAAAAAATAATAGAACCACCACAGGGCGCAGACTACAAAACAGTGTCCGGGGAATTAAACTCCGTTTTAGCTGATTTAGTAGATAAGACTGAGATGCAGCCGGCATTTCAGGTTCCTAAAACCAGTACCGGAGTGAGTGTAACAAATTTTCAGTTCGATAGGTACTGCACGTTTTTAGACGGCGTAACAAAAATGCTAAAAAGTAAAAATTATAAGCTGAAATTAACATATATACAGCAGGACAGCAGCGGAGGAATCATCAGTGCGGAGCCGGGGTACGTGCAAATAGAGGCAGTTCCCATTGTAGACTATAGTTCGGAAATAGAGTTATCCCAAAACAGCAGGTTAAATTTTAATTTGCAGGAAACGTACAACGGCATAAACCGTTTAATTTGCTTAGGGAAAGGCGAGCTAAAAGATAGGGTCGTTTTAAATTTATACGCCACAAAAGAAGGGGAGATAAGCACTATACAGGACACCCAGTATACAGGCATTGGTGAAATCGCAGAGGTATACGATTATTCATCAGCAGAAGACATAACCGCTCTAAAAACAGCAGGTGAAGAAAAACTAAAAGAACTGATGAATAAATCCGCATTCGAGATGGATGTTGAAACGCTGGATATCGACGTAAATATAGGGGATATAGTTGGCGGACGTGATTACCTTACGGGTCTGTATATGGCAAAACCTGTAGAACGCAAGATATGGCGCGTGGAAAACGGAGTACCAACCATAGAATACAAATTAGAAGGACAAAGTTAGGAGGAAAATATGGAGTTAATAACAGGCGCGGCGGGCAAGCCGCATATAACGCCACTGCAGGATTCCATGTGGCACCGAGGGATTGTGGGAATGGAAAATTGTGTATTTAACTATTTCACGAATTTTGAGGCTACCGAGGTATCCGCTACGCAGGTACGGATTGGGGCAGGAATAGGCCAGCTGCAGGGACGATATTTTTGCATAGAACCCAACAAAACGGACAACGTGACGATTTCAAACGGGACATCCGGCTACCGTAGAACAGATACGATCTGCGCGAAAATAACGGTAAATGAATCTGAAAAAACAGAAGCCGCCAGCTGGGAAGTGGTAAAAGGAACGCCCGAAGTTGTAGGTCCGGAATGGCCGGCAGCCCCGTCAATTCCCCAAGGCGAATTAGATTCTGGAAGCACCGAGGCATACATGGCCATGTATAATGTGCTAATCGACGGGACAAGCATTTACGAGATACGCCCGGCATATAAAACGCCGTCCAATACATTTGAATTAGACCCAACGGGGATAATTAATTCGGGTGACGATTTAAATGATTATACAGATTTTGGCTGTTGGCTTTGCACCGGCACAGCTATAACGAACTCATTAAAAAATTGCCCATTAACAAATCAAGGATTTTCGCTTAGAGTAATGAGAGGGACAAGTGGTAATTACAGAGTTCAGGAAATGATGGCGGGTCTTGGATATCGCCTGTATAGACATTATACAGGGGCTATATGGTCAGCGTGGAAGACTGATATAGGGATAACAAAACTATGGGAAAACGCAAGTCCGGCAAGCGATTTTAACAATCAAAATATATCATTACCATTGTCAAGCTTTGATTCGGCAATGATACTATTTGAACGTGACAAAAACCTTAGGGTCATTCCCCCGTCGATCGTTCCGGTTGGCACTGTTGCTGCAGCTGAATTTGAGTCATCCATAAGGCTGTTTTCGGTAACTACAACAGGGGTGAACTTCACGGGCAACACAAGCCCAAGCAACGTCATCCCAGTGAAGATATATGGAATAACAGGAATAAAATAGCGGAAAGGAGAGGTATGATGTATGCATTAAACATAGCAGAAGACGGCAGAATATTGTCTGCCACATATGAAAAATACGCCGCAGAAGGTATGCCTGTAGTGGACAACCTACCAACGGGCGAGACAACAGAAGAAAATGATATCAGCAATTATAAATACATAGACGGCGAATTTGTCTACGACCCGCTGCCACAGCCGGAACCAGAGCCGGAGCCTGAACCGAGTGGCGGCGATTACGTCACATATGACGAATTGGCGGCGGCAATAAAGGAGGGGGTGAACAGTTATGGAAAGTAAGGAATATGTATTGTCCAAAATGCGAGATATAGGATTGCAAGCGGCGGAAGTGCTACAGGCTAAAGCACCTGAAATGGACGGCATAGCCCTGATAGACAACGAAGATGATATTCCCGAATTTAACCCCGATAAGCACCAGTATTTAAACTGGAAAGTTGGGGAAGTTGTCCGAGATGACGGGCAGGTCTGGCAGCTATTGCAGCCGTATGACAGTACAATCTACAAAGACCACCCGAAAGACATGAGAGCGCAGTGGAGTTTATGCCATACTAAAGACCCGGCCAAAGCCAAACCGTATGTTGCGCCACATGGTCAATCGGGGATGTACATGAAAGATGAATGTTGTATTGCCGGTGATGGCAAAACATATAAATCAAAAATAGATAACAACGTCTGGCCGCCAACGGAGTATCCGGATGGCTGGGAGATAGTAGAAATATGAAAAAATATATATTGGCAGGGATAGCCATTTGTACGGCGTTTTTTATTGCGGGGGCAAAGCCGAAGCCTGCAGAACCTACAGGATATACGATTTATGTGTACGACAATGGTGCTGCGCAGGTTGATGTGGAAAACGTAAACAAAATAATTCAATTGCACAAAAACACGGAGATAGACGGCCATATGTATATGGCCGGAACAATTATATTGCCCGGAGACGGGTCTGAGGTTTATTACGAATACCCAAGAAAGGAGGAGGTGAGAAAATGAAAAACGAAAAAACAAAGGCAATTATTAGGCTAATCGTAATGCTGGTTCTGACAGCAAACATGGCACTTACTGTGGCCGGAAAGAATCCGATTCCGCTGGATGAAACAGCATTAACAGAATGGCTGACGGTAGCGGCGGCGGGTATATCTGCCATCTGGTCATGGTGGAAAAATAATAATGTGACCGAAAAAGCACAGGAAGCTCAGAACACACTTCGGGGATTAAAAGAGGATGGAGACGGAAGCGACTGGGCAGTAGAGGGAGAGATTGCAGGAATTGAAGAAAGTGAGGTGGAATAATGTTGTTAGTAAAACAGTATCAAAAGAATTTACATCATTATTATGCCTATTATAACGGCAATATTGACGGCATCTGTGGAGCACAGACAAAGGCTGCTGTAAAGAGATTTCAGAAGGGACATGGATTGACACAGGATGGAATATACGGGGCGAATACCAATGTACGACTGGTTGCACAGATCAAGAAGCTTCAGCAGATCGTAGGGACGACACAGGACGGTATCGTAGGAAGCAAAACTATAGCGGGAATAAAGGCGAAACAGAAGACATGGGGTATTACCCAAGATGGAATCGCTGGTACCCAGTTCTGGGCGAGAGCTAACAGCGGCGGTTCTTCTTCCAGTTCAACTTCTGGTGGCGGTAGTTCAGCTCACATCAAAAAATCGGAGCTTAAGTGTACCTGTGGTGGTAGATATTGTAACGGATATCCGGCAGGAAATACATCGGCTAAACTGCTTAATATTTTGGAGAAAATCAGAGCTCATTACGGTAAGCCCATTATTATTACCTCTGGCCAGAGGTGCAAGACAAGAAATGCACAGGTAGGCGGTGCTAAGAACAGTGCACACACTAAAGGAAAAGCAGCGGATATTTATATTCCGGGAGTGACCACAACAGCAGCCGGAAGAAATGCTGTTGTTAAATTGGCCTACAAATATGGAGCTGCATATAGTTATGCCAATACAGCTCAGATGGGTAATGCTGTACATATAAACGTATAAGGGTGTTAATATGTGGGAAGTGATACGAGACAATTTAGTTCAAATAATCTGTGCAGGGGTGGCCAGTTTTGCCGTAGGTACCCTTGTACGGATTATGCGACAATTTAAGTCATTAGTGATAGCCGTCAGGGCAAACGGGCATGATAGGTTATTCAGATACGGTCAGTTTTACATAGAAACTAACCAGATTACATTTGAAGAAATGGAGACCTTGACAGAAATCTACCAAGGATATCATGGACTTGGGGGAAACGGGACAGGAACAGAGATTTTCGAAAAGTGCAAAGAGCTACCTGTGGTTAAAGAACGGACAAAATGGAATCCATATTACGTCGAACGGAAATAATGTCTAAAAATTTAAGATTTGTTAGCAGATATAGAAAAATAGTTGCTAACTTAAAAAATGTTTTTAAAAGATAAGATGCCCTGACTATCAATGGTCAGGGTATTTTTTATTAAGGAAAAGAGATTAAATACTTGACAAAATACGATGATTATCGTATAATTAAAACATGGAAAGGAGGTGCAAAGATGGACATAATAAAATCTCTGATAGACCTGATTACTTCAATCGCAAGTTTGGCGGCTTCGATAATAGCATTCATAGTTATCAGAGATGAAAAGGGGAAGAAATAAATCTTCCCCGCCCCTTCGGGGTATATATATTATAGCAATCCATCTTTTAAAAATCAAATGGATATGATTATCAAAATTATAAGTCTCGGTGTAAGCATAGCTGCATTAATTATTTCTATAACAGCACTAAAAAGGAGCAAGAAATGAAACTTTCGGAAATAATGAAAGAGAAAAAAATAACTACACAGCAGCTTGCTGATATGACGGGGATAAAAAAGCGTACACTGGAGGCATACCGCTCAGGGAGGATAGAACCAAGTTTTACGGTGGGATTATGTATAGCAAAAGCTCTTGATGTAAATCCATATAAATTGTTGGATTAATCTAAAGGTCGCGTCATGATGAGGATCTTTTGGGAGTTTGTTTTGAAATGATTGCTGAAAGGAAACTTCTCAGAGAGGGAGGCGTTATTGTAGCCGAACATAGAAAAGAAGAGTCGCTTCCAGACGAATTTTTTGGGTTCAAAAAATTAAAACAGCGTAAATACGGTATTATTATGTTGTCAATATATTGTTGAATGAAGGCTGGATTCGTGATATAATTAATTGGAATTTCTGGGAGGAGTACAGATGAAAACGAAGGCTTTGTATACTGGATCTTTTGATCCTCTTACAAACGGACATTTGAACATAATAGAGAGATCTGCTAAACTTTACGATGAGCTTACCATCGGAATAATAGTTAATCCTTCCAAAAAGTGCGTGTTTTCTTTGGAAGAGAGAAAATTTATGATAGAAGATGCGCTTAAACATCTTAGAAATGTAAAGGTTGATTGTTTTTCTGGGCTGCTTGCCAACTATGTCAATGATAACAGCTTTAATGTAGTTGTCAGAGGCTTGAGAGCCACTATGGATTTTGAATATGAGATTCAGATGGCTCAGATGAATGCAAGACTTTTTCATGAAACTGTTGAAACTGTGTTTCTTATGACTGATCCGCAGTATTCTTTTATAAGCTCAAGTATGATAAAAGAAGTATATTCACTGGTAGGAGGATAATATGAGGGTTTTAGAACTTTTGAAAAAATACGAACCCGCAAAGCGGGCGACGAGTTAGCTAAAAAACTCAATCAGACTTTTTACAAAATTGAAAAACTGGTTTCCAATTTTAGCCGCAATTAAGAATCTGCTTAACTCGTCAGTTGTAGGTTTTCTCCTTATATCACCTCCTTTCTGTGGAGGAAAGGGATGATAAAAGAAATCCACAAATATGTAATTTTAGTCCTTAAAATCCTCCTTTTAAAGCGAAAACGGTTGACGTTATATCGCATTTGTGATATTATGATTTTGCGAATCAATATCAAATGTAATTTATCCCAATTTCGCTTTAAAATGCGATATAACGTCAACCGTGTTTACGTAAATAGGCGAGCAACTAAAAAGAATAGTAGTTGCTTGCCTAAGGATTACAGAAAAGAGGTGAAAATTTTGGGAAAGAAAATTCAGAAACTATTAGATGAACATAATGTTACAGCTTATCAATTATCTAAGGATACAGGAATACCGTACTCTTGCATAGCTGACTACAGGAGCGGACGGAGTAAACCCAAACTCGATAAACTTAAAAAAATAGCCGATTACTTCGGTGTGCCTATTGAGTTTTTCTTAGAGGAGTGAGTGATGAATAGAGAAGAGTTTGAAAAGAAAATAGATGACCAAAATAGTCGCGTTAGCGGGCTTGTAGTAAATATCGCTGTAAGTTTAGTAACCTCAATTATAGTATTTTGCTTATTAAAGAAAGGACTATTGTAGTTAAAGCTGATACTACGATAGGTATAGCGATAGAGCGGAAGAGAAAAGTTTTTAAATAATCCCAAGTAATGCGGCAAGGGTGAAGGCCTTTATGTGTGAGCACGAAATTGTATTTATTATTGACATATTCGATATAGCCATCTTTGGCTAACCAGTCAATAATACTTCTGATTTCGCCTTTGTACTCGGAATAGTCATAACGGCAAGTTCCATCAGAATATAAGCATATATGACTGTTGCCGCTCATAAAACAAAGCTCGTCATCTGTGGAATTTGAAATTTTGCGTAATTGCTTTAGAACATCTTTGCATTGCTTGGTCATATTGATTAACTCCTTTATTTGGAATTATATCACAATTATATCACAACGGGCAATAAAACGGTAGCTATCTGCTTAGCGCAGTTGCTATAAAGGCGGGTAAGCCTTATAAATTTAAAAGAAGTAACGGAAACGCCGCATTATTTGCGGCAATTAACGGCAGTAATGATAGCACATACCACTACTACAAAAGCATATAACTCTTCGTGAGTTACGTACCTTTAAACTCCTTTCTGGCTTACCCGCAAAATTTGGATAAGCTATCCTATAAGATTAAGGATATTATCTACAAGCATGAAAACAGCGCTTACAATTTCGATAATAACCAAAACAAAGGACAGTTTATCCTTCTTAGGAGTATTGCTCCTTAGCTCACCTCCTTTCTGTTAGACGAAGGGAGGAAGAGCTTGGGACAAACCCCATTAGATATGTAAATCCTTAAAATCACCTCCTTTGAGGTCAAGGATTACAAAGTCATTGTATAGAGTATTTTCTAAAAAGTAAAGAAAAGAGGTGAAAATATGATTTATGACGATATAGAAAAACTGGCGAAAGAAAAAGGGATATCAATTAGCAAATTGGAAAATGAGTGCGGTTTAGGAAATAAAACCATTAGATCATGGAAAACATCATCGCCAACCATCATAAATTTACAAAAAGTGGCTAACTATTTCGATGTACCTATTGAATATTTTTTAGGGAAATAAAAAAGAAGAGAAAAGAAGGCGATGAAATGAAACAAATAACGATCTGTGAATGCAATTAGTTAATACTGGAAACAATAGTCATGGAGGTGTGTTTTTATGAACGTACAAAAATTTTATGACGCATTGGCACTTATTTTAAGCGCTAAATATGACTGTGATATAACAATCACAGCGGAGCTGAAAGATGAGAAAAAAGAGGGCTGATTATTCAGCCGTACATAAGGAGGAAAGGAATGACAAGTATAGCGTTGGTAATTATGTTCGGAGCAATAATGTTTTACGCATGGGAGGTAGAAAATGATGAGAAATGAAAAAGTGCCTGCAGGAGCGGCAACTCCATGTGCAGGCACACAATTAAAAAACCATGAACATTATACTGCATTGCTGGGCAAATGTCAAAAGGGAACGCAAGAATATATTGTTTTGCAGCATATTATTAAATGCGGAGGGATAACCGCTCTCGAAGCGTCAGATGAATATGATATAACAAGGCTTTCTGCAAGAATATATGATCTGCGTAAATTAGGAATACCCATAGAAAACACGAGACAGAAAAGCAAAAACGGTAAGAGGTTTGTCAGATATATTTTGGGGGATTGAAAATGACAAATTACATAACAGACGCAGAACTAAACAGCTATTATGGACAAGACTATTATGGAGAAGATACCGATTATTTTGATGGCCCATATTGGACAGAAGATGATTTGGGAATATTGGAGGAAGAAGATGATGTATAAAGTTACATTTGCAGAAGGATATAACGATGTGTCTTTTGCATTTGACGATATGGCGATGGCAGGCAATTTTGCCAAAACAGCATTAGATACGCATTTAAAAAATGAAGAAGGAAAGAGGTTTTCCGTAGAAATAGAAGTTTTGGAGGATATAAAAGATGAGTGATTATGATTTCGGGGAAAAAGTAACCGAATATTCATCAAAACAAAAAAAAGAGATACCTGTCTGGGTGTCCCCTAAATATACCCAGAGCAGAGCAAAGGCAATAGAAATAATTGAAACGTATGAACATATAAACAGTGGTGATTTTTGGATACTCATGAATGAATCTAAAAACGGGAAGATGGTATATACAGGACTCATCATATCCCACAATGCCTGTCTAAAACTCAATGATGCGTTGCCAGAAAAGCTTAAATTCAAACCATCGTGTATGAGTTTAGATAAAGATGGATACTCCGGCTCGCTGGTATACGCTTACATAAATGACGATCAAGGAATCTACGAGGTTGGGGAAGTGTCGCAACATAACTGCAAGAACGCATATCCTTATGCGATGGCACTTAAACGATGTTTCGACAGAGTGGTGTTGAAAAACTCTAAGCTGGCGTACGATGGAGTCTACTCTGACAGCGAGGCTGATGAGTTTAAAGAAAAAATAAACACCGAGACGGTAAGCGAGGCTAAAAGCAGGATAATAAATCGTGAAGAATGGCGTAATAAAGTTTTAACACTTGCCAGAGAAAAAAATATAGATTTTAAAGAACTTGCTGCCGATTATAATTTATCGGAGAAAACAACAGCCGAGGAGTTTGAGAGGGTATATAAAGACCTTGAAGGGAACGAAAATGAAATCATTAAGCAGTAAAAGAGCAAAGGCCTGTGCTATATCGCAGAAGACGAAAAAGGCGGTCTATGAGCGAGATAATGGGCTTTGCGTGGTATGTGGCAAGCGTGGTCTACCAGAGGCACATTACATACCACGCAGCCATGGCGGATTAGGAATAGAACAGAACATTGTAACGCTGTGCAGGGACTGTCATTACATTTTTGACTTTGGCACAGCGGGGCAAATGGAAGTTATCGGGGGATTGGTTCGGAAGTATCTTAAACGGTGCTATCCAGACTGGAACGAGGACGACTTGATATACAAAAAATACGGGGGAGCATTATGATAATCGACAAAATAGATAGTCGCCCCTGTTGGGGCAAAGGTGCTGAAATTATCCTGCATACAGCCGATATGAAAGCCGTTCAGGAGCTAATGGATAAATACATCGAGGGTAAAGAATACGTTGCAGAAATAAAGCAAAGAAGGGCAAAGCGAAGCCTTGATGCCAACGCTTACTGCTGGGTACTTATTGGGAAGTTGGCAGAATCGGCAAAGCTTAAAAAGACAGATGTCTACCGCTCGTATATAAGGGAAATGTCAGCGTATGAAATCGTTCCGATAAAATCGGAGGCAGTGGATAAGTGGATATCAAACTGGGAGCATAAAGGTCTTGGTTGGCTCTGTGAGGATATGGGAGATTGCAGAAATACCGAGGGGTATAAAAACATAAAATGCTACTTTGGCAGCTCTACATTTGATACTAAAGAAATGGCACACTTCATCGACATGATTATTAATGACTGTGAGGAAATGGGAATTGAGACCATGACACCTGACGAAGTGGAACGATTAAAACAAACATGGGGCGGTGATTAAATGTCAAACCTCAACGGCTTTGTGAAATTGCATAGAAAAATGATTGAATGGGGCTGGTATTCGGACTGCGTTGTAAAAGATGTTTTTCTTCATATCTTGATAGTTGCCACATTTAAGCCGGCACAGTATAGAGGATATGACCTTGTGCCGGGGCAGGCAATCATAGGGTTAAGTAAGCTGTCAAAGGAATTGGGATTTTCAATACAGCAAGTAAGAACGGCATTAAAAAAACTTGAAAGCACAGGAGAAATATCCCTTTTTTCAACAAACAAATTTACGATTGCAACCGTTGAAAATTGGGCGTTCTACCAATGCGAAGATGAAGAGAATAACAAACGGGCAACAAACGGGCAACAAACCAATAACAAACGAGCAACAAACCAGCAACAACATCTTAAGAATGTAAAGAATGTTAAGAATATAAATAAATATATTATGCCCGCCATGGGTGAGTTTGAAAACGTACGCCTGACAGAGGAAGAACTGGAAAAGCTAAAAGAGCAATTCCCATATGACTGGCAGGACAGAATTGAGAGGTTATCGGGCTACATAGCGAGCAAGGGTAAGAGATATAAAAGCCACTACGCCACAATACTGAGCTGGGCCAGAAAGGATAAGAAAGATGCAGAGGCAAGAAATAGCAGCAATAAAGAGTCGTGCCGAACAGTTGAGAAAGACTATAGCGCAGCTGGAAGCGGATTCAGGACATGAGAGGATGGAGCTGAAAGAGGAACTGATTTATCTGGAGACGCTACTGGAAAAGCATGAGGCAAGGGCGGCAAGATTGACAAGAGAGTGCAATTTAGGCAGACGGTTTCTAAATAGGACATTTGAAAATTTTAACCCAAACGGAAACGAGGAAGCGTTTGCAAAAGCCAAGAAATACGCCGAGCGGTTCAGTCGGGCAGATGAACGCCTTTCAACAGGGCTTCTGCTAATAGGAAATGCTGGAACAGGCAAAACACATTTAGCAGCAGCGATAGTAAACCACCTTATAGGGGAAAGCGTTCCGGCAATGTTTATAACATCAATAGATTTGTTCGGGCTGCTGAGGGATTTTGATAATCAGAGAGAGCGGCTAAAGAAAATCAAAAGCGTGCCTCTTCTGGTGATTGACGATCTGGGGAAAGAGAAAATAACCGACTGGAACAGGGAAAAGCTGTTTGAAATTATAAACGCCAGATACGAAGACTATCTGCCGGTGATAATTACCACCAACGACACAACAAAAGAGCTGAATCAAAATGTAGGCGAGGCAATATATTCGAGGTTTTGCGAGATATGTGATTTAGTTCCGATGAGAGGAAAGGATTACAGGAAACAATGACAAATAGCAGACGCAAGGGTGCAGATGGCGAGAGGGAGTTAGCCAAAAAACTAAAAGAATACGGTTATGATACACGCAGGGGGCAGCAATATAGCGGGGCAAATGGTGACGCTGATGTTGTAGGTTTACCGGGAATACATATAGAGTGTAAAAGAGTAGAGCGACTAAATATTAATGAAGCCATGGAACAGGCTGCAAGAGATTGTAAATATGAAGTTCCTGCGGTGTTTCATCGAAAAAACGATAAGCCGTGGCTGGTTACGATGAGACTTAACGACTGGATAAAGCTATACCAACATAGAGAAGCCTTTGAAAGGTTAAGCGAAGAATTGAGCAAGTATATGGATTACGTTTGCGACTTCCTACGTGATGAGGGCGACTATTGCGACACATATTGCCATGCTACAAGAGAGGCTAAAGATTGTTATTTTGAGTATGTGAGGAGAACGAGGAATGAAAACGTATAAAGGATTCGATAAAAATTTAAAATGCAGAGGTTTTCAATATGAAATTGGCAAAGAATATGAAGAACCCAAAGCAGATTTGTGCGCATGCGGTTTTCACGCCTGCGAAAATCCGATAGATGTGTTTGGATATTATCATCCAGCCGACAGCAGATATTGCGAAGTTGAAATCAGCGATATTTCACCGGAAAAGAGTAGTGATAGTAAGAAGTGCGGCAAAAAGATACATATAGGAGCAGAGATAGGGATTAAAGGCATTGTAGAGGCGTTTATTAAATTCACGATGGATAAGGTCGACTGGAAGAATGCCAAGGAGTCAAATACAGGCGACCAAAGTGCCGCCACGAATACAGGCGAC